CAGGCATGTCGCGTCCCCGATGTTCTCTTCTTTATCTCGTAGCATCATAGATTGGTGAGCGCGGAATTCCAACGGCGACACGAGGAAATCGCCGCTCGGCAGACAGAAATACAACACAATTGACCAAATGAAAAGAAAAAAGGCTGGAAAACCTTTTGAATCTTGGTTTTCCAGCCCTATTCCACCGCTTTGGAACGGAATTTGGTGGGGCGGGGTCTATCAAACTAACCGTCAAGACCATTGCGACACAATGACTTTAGTTTTATCAAAGTCAAACATGCCCCCAAATATGCCCCCATCCGCATTTTGATGGCTGGATTTGTTGAAATGACAACACAGCAGCCAATCGCCAAACGGGCTAATTCTTTGTGTATTAGCCGTTGCTAATCCGCCCGCACTTTGCCAGCTTTGCGTTGATCGATACAGCCGTTCAAATAGGGTAGAGCCTAACCATACACTGCCAAACCGCCCGAAATATGTCTATCTAGGGTTTGTTTTTTTATTTATTGACATATTCTTGATTGGTTTATAAAATCAAACCATACACATTCAGCGGAGGGGACATTCATGGCACACGGTCAGCAAGTCGCATACATCCGAGTATCGAGCACCGGCCAAAATACAGCCCGCCAGCTTGACGGGTTTGCGGTAGACAAGACTTTCGAGGACAAAGTGAGCGGTAAGGATACGAACCGTCCGGCGCTCCAGGAATGCATGGAATACCTTCGCGAAGGCGATACCCTGCACGTGCATTCCATGGATCGCCTGGCGCGCAACCTTGATGACTTGCGACGTGTAGTCAAGGAATTGACCACCAGGGGCGTTGCGGTGAAGTTCCACAAGGAAGGGCTGACCTTCACCGGCGATGAATCACCGATGGCCACGCTGCTGCTCTCCATGCTGGGGGCAGTTGCCGAGTTCGAGCGGTCGCTGATTGCAGAGCGCCGACAGGAGGGGATTGCTATCGCCAAGGCCCAGGGCGACGTGTACAAAGGCCGCAAGCCATCTCTATCCGATGAAAAGGCCACCGAGCTGGCCAAGCGGGCAGCCGAAGGCGCAAACAAATCCGCCTTGGCCCGTGAATTTGGCATCAGCCGGGCGACCCTCTACACCTACATTGGCAAATAAACGCTGCACATGGGCGGGGGGCGGTGCATACGTCTGCGCACAGGGTGAGCCTCAAGAAACAGGTGGCAGAAGAATTGACATGCAGCCGGCTCGAATTTTTCGCGACCCGGTCGGGCATTGATGATCACCCAGCAATCGAGTGGTAGGTCATGTTCACGCAGAACACGTGTGTATTGCCAGACGCTCCCCGAGCAAGCTGCCCGGAAAGTTCGGCAGCCTGCTCGATTGACAAGGATATGCGAAGCTCAGCAGTACCGAACCAGACGCCAAGGATGACGCCATCGGTGCCGTTGTTGGCATAAACACCGCCAATGAATTCCGGGCGTTGAATTGTACCTGTCATTTTATGCTCCTTCCTTGTGCCTCTTTCAGGACATCGATTAGCGTTCTGACATCGCTCTCGCCAATCACGTTGAGTTGCTTGCTTTTCCCTTCTGGAAAGCGCAAGTTGATGGTGTGGGTTATCGCCTGGGTACGCGTTGCACCGACGGCGCCATCGACGGCCATGCTTATAAGCGATTTGAGCGTCATTTCATTGGAGGTAGCACCTGTTGCCGCGCGTGTCGCGAGAATCTTGCTCAAATTAGCATTGGCAGCCTCGACAACCGCATCAACATTTTCTGCCGACGCACCGCGCCCCATGGCCAGCTTCTTGAAATCGAGGGTGGCGCCGCCAGACTGCGCAAACTGACCAGCCGACGCACCGGCGGCGGAACGCGTTGAGCTGCTGCCAACATTCTTGATCGACGCCGCCGCGCCATCGGCGGCGCCGGAAACATCGCGCAGTTGGTCGGCCAACTTGCCAAAGCCATCGGCCGCACCCGTTGCGCTGGTGACTGAAACATCCGTCGCGGCGGCAAGGTCACGCATGCGGCTGGCGGTTTCCTCGGCGATCTGCGCCTCGATTTTCTTGACATCGGAAGATGCCTCCTGGGCCTTCAGCTCGGCTTCCTTTGCCGCCGTCAATTGGCCAGATTCCTTCAGTTCCTCGCGCTTGGCCTTGACTACCAGCAGCGCCGCCTCGGCCTCGGCGCGCTTGGCCTTGGCGGTCAGTTCGGCAAGTTCGATTTCCAGCTGCTTGATGTTGAACAGGTAGGCGGCGGCAGTCGCTTCATCGCCATAGGCCTTCGCAACTTCGGCCATGCTGCGCTGCTGCTCGATCTGCAGACGGATGCCGGCGGCGGTCACGTCGAACTGCGCTTGCTTGACCTTGGCGTTATTCTCGATCGCGGCAGTCTGGTCTTTCAAGGCATCGCGGTAAAGATTCGCCGCCTTCGCCGCCTCGATTTCAGCGGCCTTGACTTCCTTGCTTACGTCAAAGCCCGCCACCTGCGCTGCCCGCAAGGAGCTGAGCTTGATCTGCGCCTGGTCATAGGCATCCTTCAGCTCAATAACTCGCTTGCTGTTGTCGGCGTAGGCCGCTGACTCTGCCTGCGCAGCGGCAGCCGCTACACGGGAGGCATCGGCAGCGCCAAGGGCCGATCTGGCCTCTTCGCCCTTTGCCTCAGCCGCCTTTTTGGCTTCTTCGATGGCCTTCAACTTTTCTTCGCTGACGTTCTTCTGGCCCTTGATGTCTTCCTGCAGGGCGATGGCCTTGGCTTGTAGCGCCTTGGCTTCCATATCGATGGCTGCAGCAACCCTGGCCGATCCATCGGCGGCGATGCGTGCAGCCTCTTCTTTGGCGCGGTTCTGCTCGATTTCCGTACCGCCAAGCGCAATCAGTTTGCTGGTCACTGCCGCTTGGTCATCGTTGGCTTTGGCCGTTTTCTTCACCTGGTCGACATAGTCGCCAAGGGACTTGGCCGCCTGGCTATAGGCCACATTGAGCTTTTCCCATTGGCCGCCGGCCTGTGCCACCTTGGTTGCCGCCTGCTCCGTCGCTTCCCCTGCGCCGGTCGTGACTTCGGCAACCAGCTTCGCAGTACCGGTCAAGCGTGCCATCTTTTCAATGTTGCTGACCAACTCCCTGCCGATCTCGGCGAGGCTTTCCTTTAGCTGGCTGAAATCCAGCGTGACCAATGCGGCGGCGGTGGCGCCAAGCACCTTGATGAACGCAAAGAACGAGGCGACAACCGTGGTGACGCCGGTCGCCATCAGCAGCAGCCCCTCATTGATAACACCGACGATGCCGCCAAGTGCCGCGAGTGCGCCCGTGTTGCCAAAGATTTCCAGCGCCTGCTGCCAAGTGTTTTTGACGCGCTCAATCGTTTGCGATAAACCCTGAACTTCGACGGAGGCGCCGCCAAAAGACTTTTTCACCTCGGCCGCAAATTTCGGCAAGAAATCTTCAGCCAGCAGACCGCCGGTTTCCATCAGCTTGCCGAGTTCCTGCGTGGTCAGGCCAGTAGCGCGGGCAGCGATTGCCAGGGCGCCCGGTAGCACGTCCCCGAGTTGGCCTTTCAGTTCTTCGGCGTTGACCGTGCCTTTGCTCATCATCTGAGCGATAGCCACGAATGCGCGTTCGGTATCGGCCGAAGACAGGCCAAGCTGAGACATTGCGCCGCCAATCGCCGAGAAAATATCGCGGGTCGCCTGACCTTCGAGCGCTGTCCCCTTAGCGGCCGCCGAGAGTTTCACAAAGCCCGATGACGACGACTCAAGATTCAGCCCCAGGCGTTGAGCGGTCTCCCTCAGAAACTCGAGATCGGCTGCTGACTTGACGGCATCGCCATTGACCGCCTGCAGCGACTTTTGCAGCTTGTCGGCGGCGAGATTGGCTCTCAGAAACTCTTGGCCAACGGTGGCAATACCCAAGCCACCGATTATCCCCTTCAGCCCGGAGAAAGCGCGCTCGAGCAGGCCAACACTTTTGGCCGCCGGATCACTGGCGTTCCCGGCACCAAGGGATTCGACTTGGACTATGCGCAACTGCTCCGCCAGTCGCTGTTGCTCGTTGGCATGGTTGCGCACTGCAAGCGCGGCAGCTCGGTGTTCATCGCTGGCGAGTTTGATGGTGCCACGGGTGACGATCAGGTCGCTGTTGAGGGCGGCGATGCGGCTTTTGGCATAGGCGGCCTGGTCGGCAAAGAGGGATTGGGCGGCGCCGGATTCCTTGGCGCGTTCGGCAAGGAACTTGTATTCGTTTTTGGCCGACATCAAGCTGAGCTTGACGTCATCGAGCCGGGTCTTGGCGGTAGCGAGTTTGGCGGCGGCTTCAGCTTGGGCTTCGCCGCTTTTCTTGGCGGATTCGCCGACTGCCTGCAGCTCTTTCTGGAGGTCGTCGACGCTGGCGGTCAGGGACGTGACGCCGGCCTCGCCTTCGGTATGGGTGGAAATCCTGAGTTGCACTTCTTGATCAGACAGTAGAGCCATGGTCGTTCTCCAAAAAATGATTGAGTAGTTATCGGCGCAGTGCATACGTATGCACCTGGTGGTAAGTGTCAGTCGTCAGGCATCGCAATCGTCCTGAGCGTTTTCGACCGGGCTGTCGCCGGCATCCAGGGTGTCAGCAACAAGCGAGACGGTTTTGCGAACCATTTCATTACGGGCGGATGCGATTTCGGTCATGACAGCATCGCGCACTGCAAGCGGCAGGTCGGGGCAGACGCGGCTGATGGCGGCCGGAATCTGATCAAGCCGGTCGACCACCGACTGACTGGCATTGGCCAGAACATCGCTGAGTAGATCGATGGAGGCGTAACTGCCGCGAGCGATCGCGTTCCTGATGCGCTGCCCTTCGCGTTGCTCGCGTGCCAGCAAGGCGCGTTCGGTGGCCAAGTCGAGACTTCCTCCGGCAGCGCGGCCGGCCGCCACTTCCCGGAGGTTCGAGCAGTATTCCCGCAGCCAGCCTGCGCAATCGCCACCCGGGGTCAGCACGCCAGATTGGACGCATTGGCTGACCGCCTGCTGGGAAATACCGACCATGTTGCCAAACTCCGCTTGCGATACCTTGAAGCCAAGATCAATCATCGAACAACCTCCATAGAGAGTCCTCATAAACAGCGGAAAGCCGGGAGTCTTTGTCCCCCAGTGCAGCACCCACTGGAAGGATCCATCCGCACGACAGCACAGACAGTTGCCTTGCCGATCGTTCGGCACTTTCCAGCATGCGCACCGTCGTGGCAGCAAGCCGAAGGGATTTCGGCCGCCCGCCGGCCGTCCCTGCTGTGCACGCGCATACACTGCGAGGCCCCGGCCCGATGTGGGGGCTGCAGTAGAGCAAACGCGCGCGGAAAATAGCCCCGGAGGCACACACAGCGTGCCCAGGTTGAACGATTGGGGGCGGGCTGGTACATGCACATGCGTGGCTGCGCACTTCGCCGCATCGTTCGCCATGGCGCCCAGCCATCCGACAGGCTAAAACTGGCTGAAAGCCTTGTGCCGTGGGGCATTGAGCCGTATTTACCACAATCGGCCGAGGGTGAAGTTGGGCACAGTGGGCACAGTGGACTTGACCCAATTTCAGGCCGTGTGTGCCCACGGAAACCATTGCAGCACACGGCTTTTGACGAGTTGGGCACACTGGGCACACTGGGCACAGTAGATTTTCAAGGGGGGTACAGAACAACCCCTTTAAAGAGTCCTCATAAACAGCGGAAAGACGGGAGTCTTCGTCCCCGTGTGCAGTTGGTCGGGGAAGGACCCGTTGACGTCCACTATTTGCCATTTGTCATTGACTCCGACTTGTAGACTATGGGGCCATGGGTTTGCTTTCCTGGGATCCATCGCTCCCAGCTCGAGCACTCCGGTGGGGCGATCCATATTCGTTCGGTTGCCCTGCCAGTCTCCATGATCAGGAAGCCCAGGCTACAAGCCCAATGGAACTGACGACGGCCGCCATCGCCGGCCATCTGCCTTGTGGTCAGGTGTTTGCACATGGTGCAGTCTTGACCAGATGCAGGAGCTGGGAGCGTCAACACCTCCCAAGGTTTTAACCCTGCCTCAACACAGACAGAGTGACAGCGCCTGACCTGCTCACCAGGCGGCAAGGTTTCAAGGCAAAGCATTGTTGAGACTATTTCATCATTGCTTGCTTTCACCTTCCGGCAGTACGCCATAGCCAGAATTACAGCCGATGGATGCAGCGCAAATCGTTCTCTTGCCGCACCCCCAACCGGTGCGCCGTCGCCTGTCTGACCTTCCCCCCCTTGAAAATCTACTGTGCCCAGTGTGCCCAGTGTGCCCAACTCGTCAAAAGCCGTGTGCTGCAATGGTTTCCGTGGGCACACACGGCCTGAAATTGGGTCAAGTCCACTGTGCCCACTGTGCCCAACTTCACCCTCGGCCGATTGTGGTAAATACGGCTCAATGCCCCACAGGGCAAGGCTTTCAGCTGTTTTTGTGGCATCGGCATGGGGTGGCACGGCGGCAGGCACATCGCCCCCGGTCAGGGCATTGTTTGCAGCGCTGCCGGTGTCGTTTTCAGGGGTGGAACTGGGCACGGGGGCGGGGTTGAATTGGGTGGCAAACAGGCTTTCAAGGTCAAGCATCGCCGTCCCCTTTGAACAGGTCAGGCGTGATGCGATAGACCAGCATTTGCCCGCGTCCCGGCACCCGTTGCTTTGACTGATAGCGGCCGGCGTTATGCCAGAGAATTCCCTTTTTGGAGAGCAGGGCGCACACAGCCTTGTAATCCAGGCCCTTGCAAATTCGATTGCGGAACGGTTGTTCAAACACGAAATATTCGGTTTGGAAATCCGCCCCCTCGCTGCCATCCTCTATCTGGCCGGCCTTGGTTATCGGCGTGCCGTCCGGTTGAATCCAGCGGCGCACCCCGGCGGCATCAGCAGTGCGCGGGCTGCGGTCGTCGCCGATGCGGTGCCACAGATCAAAAGCCCCGTCGCCATGCCGTTCAAAGAATTCCCGCACCTGGTTAAGCATGTTGGTCTCCTCCTGGTTGCCTTCGCCACCCCGGCCAGCCAGCCAGGCGCGATAGCAGCTTCCGGCGGCGGCCAGTGCTTCGCCGGCTTCCCATCCAGTCAAACCCCATTGGGTGGCCAGCTCGCCACCCATCGCCACCAGGGCGAACCGATCCGCAACGCGGCGGGCCTGCCCACTGGCGTCGTCGGTCAGGTGCTGCGCCTCAAACAGCTTTTGGGCCTTGCGCAGCTCTTCGGCCAAGTCGGCAGGACTACGGGTCAGCTTATCCATGAACGCGGCCAGCGGTGCCCCGTAATAACGCTTGGTGGCCTGATCCAAGGCCCGCGAGAAGTCGGCCCCGTTCGGGTAGTCGTGCAGCACCTCCCAGGCACCAAGCCCCGCGCCCGCATCGGCGCCAATATCGACCAGCCGGATTTCCTGTCCGGCGCGGGTCGTGCGGTTCGCTTCGGCCATGTGCTGCGCCAGGCTGATTTCACCAGCGGAGAGGAACAGCAGGCGCCAGAACGCCCGCTCACGTGCCCCGCCGGTGCGGGCGGCTCTGGTCTTGCCGGCCCCATTGGCGAGCATGTAGGCGGTTTCGCCTGCCACCTTGGGGTCAAGCTGCGCCAGTTCGTCCAAGGCCAGCAAGGCGTCACAGTGCTGCATGGCGAGGGCTTCCAGCCCGTTATCCGTCGCCCGCCAGCGCTGCATATAGGCGCCGTCGCCACAGACAGAGCAGGCCACCCGTAGCGCCGTGGTCTTGCCGTCGCTTGAATTGCTACGGAAATGGAAGCCCCCGGATTCACCGCCAACCAGGTAGAGCAGCGGTGAAGCGAAGGCCACGGAGACCGCGAACAGCAGGCGGGAATTGCCTCGGCACAGGCGGCCGATGTGCTCTCTCCACTGTTCGGCGGTGCCCTTGACCTTGAAGGCGTGCACGCTGCTGCCTTCGGCCTCATACAGCCATTCATCGGCATCCGGGCCAAAGGCACGATCCGGCAGCACATAGACCGCCGGGCCATCGCTGGTCGCATGCCAGCCGGTGCGGCTGGTGATGCGGGCGCGAGCCTCGGGGCGGGCACTCTGCAGGTAGGCAATGACCTTTTGCCGGCCGCCCGTGGCCATGGTCAGGCCGGCATCCAAGAGCATCCCGGCAACCTCGAGGCCATCCCCGCGAAACAGGGTCATTGGAATGACCAGCTTGTGCTCTACCTTGTCGGCATCGTAGAGGCGCACCAGTAGGCCCCAGCCGTTGTTATCCGGGTTCCGCACGCGGGCGACCGGCTCCAGGTAGGAGCAAATCCATTTCGGCGCGCCCTGGTTGCCATCACGGTCGGTGTCGGTGAAATACACCCCGCCAATCTCCAGGCTGTAGCAGGTGCGAGGAGCGCCAGTCGGCGCCGCTTCCTTGGCAGGTTTGCCGGCCTTTGGCGCTGCCATTTCGGTTTTTGCCGGTTTAGGCACGTCGACCGCAACACGCCACGCCTCGCGTGTGCACACGTCTGCAAAGCGCTCCGCATCCCAGCCGGTCAGGTCGGCGGCGTCGTCACCCTTGCCACTCAGGCCGAAGGCTTGCGGCTTCACCTGGTAGAGCGCAGCCGGCGGCTGAGGCAGGGCATTGAGGATGCCGGCCAGCTTGGCCACGCACGCAGCGCCTGGTTCGTCCAGGTCGGGCCACAAGGTCACGTCACGCCCGGCCAGCGGCAACCAGCCGGCCTTATCCACGGCATTCGATCCGCCCGGCCAGCTCACGCAAACGAACTCGGGGGCCAGCTTGCGGGCGGCTTCGGCGGCTTTCTCGCCTTCACAGACGATAACCGGCGCCGCCGGCCGGGCGGCCAGCAGGTCAAGGCCGTACAGCAGGCGCGGTGCCGGCGGCGATTTCCACCGCCATTCGCTGCGGCCATCCTTGTTTCGCCAGAACGTGAGCTGGGCAAAGCTCTTGCCTTCCTTGCCCTGGTAACGGTCAATCAGGAAGCCCAGGGCGCCGGCCTCGGTGCGATATTCGTAGCGTACGGAAGGGAGGCCTTGCCGGGGATTCACGGCCGGTGGTGCCGGCGCATCGTCGGGAACTGGAATCACGCATGCCCAGCCGTCCGCATCGGGGACGGGTTTGCGGTTTGCCGGGGCTGTGGGCGTTTTCTTGGGCGGGGTCGGTGCGTTGGCATTGCCTCGCCCCCGTTCGTCGCCTGTGGCGCGTTTCTGGCGGTTCGGTTTCTGGATGCCCAGCAGGTCGGCCAGGCGTTCGGCCGCTTCCATCTGCGAGCAGTCGAAACGCCAGGCCGTCATCGCTACCAGGTCGCCCCACGTTTCGCCCGTGGCGAAGTCGGAACCCGCCCCCGAGTCGCGATTGACCGACAGGCTGCCCAGCTTGGCGTCCGAGCGCTTCGGGTTCAGTGCCAGGTATTCGCGGGCCTGATCCTTGCCGCCGGACATCACGCAATAGTCCATCACATCGTCAAAGCGAACGATGGCGGCGGCAGCGACTTGGGAAATGAAGGATTCAGACATTTTTGTCGCTGTCGAAGCCATGAACCGCCCTCGCCAACATGCGCGCTTCGGCGTCCGGCTGTATCTGCTCGAGCGCCAGACTGATTCCCCGGGCGGCGTCGACCGTGCGTTCAGCCAGGTAGGAGATAGCGGCTGCATGCATGAACCCGACAACCAAGCTCGGGTTCTTTGCAGCGTACCCATGGCCCATTTTTCCGTCGATCCGGTCGACCGCATCACACAACCATTCAAAGGCGTCGGCGGAGGCGTTGCTGATCAGTTCGCCAAGGTCGATTTCGGGGGATACAGGAGTGCTCACGTTACACCTCCCAGACAGCACGGGGATGCCGCATGTCGACATCGGCGAAACGGTAGCGACCCCGATAAACCACTTCCCGGTCACGATCCACGACCGGCTCACGGCAGGCCGGAATCTCCAAGCCCTTGCGGCGTAGCGCAGCAATGGCATCCGGCACGTTGGAAGCTCCGGCGATGTTGTCCAGTTGCTCGCGGGTACGGGGGCCGATGGCCAGGGCGCAGACAATCCGCCGTTCTCGTGGGGTGTCGGTGTGGAGCAGCTCAGCAGCAGGTACGGGCAGACCGGGCAGCAGTATCTGACGGCCTTCGTTGGCGGGGTGCTGGGTGTTCATGCTCACGCCCCCTGTTTGCGACTGGCGGCAACACGGGAGGCGATCCAACCTTCGACCTCATGTTGTAGCCAGCCTACAGATTTTTCACCCAGGGCGACGGGGGCGGGGAAGGTGCGGGCCTTGATGGCGGCATAGATGCTACTGCGTGACAATCCAGTGCGGGCTTCGACTTGATGGCGCCGGAGGATTACCAGCGCTTTATTGATTTGTTCGGCCATGACTAGCTCCTAATGGTCGCCCTCGGACATCCGTGGAGCGAATGGGAACTAGTTTTATGGCCTATTTTGACTATTACTATGCTTGCCGTTATTCAAGTCGATATTGCATAAATCAAGTCTGAATCGTGGTTTACGGCGGTATTGACGTGGCCTGACGAAAAATAGGCTGGACTGATTCAGCCTATTTTTCCTTTTTTTGGGGATCTTTCCAGCCTTTCAGTTTGGCTTTTATCCACGATTCACAATGCCAACCCTTTTGCCCGTGCAAATAGTCTTTGTGTTTTTTCCTGACAGAATCTTTGATTAGATGTTTAGCCAATTTGTTAAGACTTACGTATTCGCCATCCTCTCTACATTCATCAGCCATCTCGTTTGCAAATTTCATAAAAGCGCCGGATTCCGCCCCTGTCGTATCAGCATCATCAGCAAGCTTTGCCGGTTTGGCGTCAAGTAGTTCAAGCATAAGATTCGGAAGGCTACGGGCTTTCGGAAACTCCAGGTAACATCTAATCCAGTCCGCCGGCGGGCGGGCGTCACCCTTTACCGTGATCTCGGGGAATGCGCCCTCGCGTATCAATGCAGCGTAGGCTAAATCGGACACAGGAATGGATATCCCGTTTTTCACGAAACTCTCCCATACAAACATTTCGTTTCCGTTTGTTGCTATTGCTACCCTCCATTCGTCGACCATCCCCCATCGTCGAAAGTGATCTAAAACAAGAGTTGACCCTAGGACGAACCAGCCAGCCTGTTTCCAGTCTGATGCCAGATTTTCTGGGGATTGCCCAAGATGTAGGAGTAATGCGGCCTCCAGTGGGTGCCATAACGGTTGTTTTAGGCGATATGCGATGTCAACGTCGGCACTGAATGCATAGATTTTTTGTGTGGTCTGTTCGTTTTTCATCGAATACGCTCCTTCGTGCGCCCCCTCGAAAAGGTGCCGCCCCCAGGCGGGCGAAGGATTCCCGCTTTTCGTCTGGCCGGACTAGGGGGCGGCTTGCTCTGTCAGTCGCGATTAACGAGGCTGATAATTTTTGCCTGACATTCCTTCTGCCGTGGAGCCAGTGACTTGGCACGTGTCGCGAGTTCGCGGACGCCGACAGAGTCGATAAGTTCCGCCATCGCGAGTAAGTGAACGGCCATATCTGATAGTCCGTCAGTCGCAACGGATATATCCATAGGGAAGCGCGGGCGCTTGCTAAGAAGACCGTCTGCATATCCACAAAGCCTCGCAATACCGTTGTCGTCAAGGCTGCCGACTATGTCTACGAGCGACTTGATTGCTGGCCTCGGTTTACGCTCAAACGCGGTAACGGAGGTGATTCCTGCCAAAGGCTTATCGGTACAATTCTGCGTAGCCAAGATTCACACCTATGTAGTGAGTTGCGGTTAGGGTCGGCTCGGTGTTCGTAGCACCTTGCCGGCCCGCTTTGCCTGAGACCGTCAGGCGGCGGTCATTCTTTCGTCTCGTATCCATCAGGGCGCTGGCCATACGGGCAGCACGGCGCCCCTCTAGCGGCTCATCTCAAAGCGTTCCTATAGCAAACCACGCTCGGCAAATGAAAGTGGGGTGTTGTTTCCTGCAACGATGAAATGGTCAAGCACTCTCACGTCGACCACGGATAGCGCGCCTTTCAGGGTTTGCGTCAGGCTTTCATCGGCTCGCGATGGTTCCGGTACGCCCGATGGGTGATTGTGGGCGAGTATGCAGGCGGCGGCGTTGTGCATCATCGCTGTCTTGACCACCTCGCGGGGATAAACGCTCGTTTGCGTCAGGGTGCCAGAAAACACGCGATCAAAGGCAATGAGGCGGTTTTGCGCATCTAGCCAGATGACGTGGAATTTTTCGTGCTCAAGGCCGGCCAGTTTCATTTTCAGGTACGTCCGCACGGCCAAAGGGTTAGTCATTGCCTCCACGCGATAAATGGCGCTTTCTTCCAGCAGCTTGGCGGCTCGCTCAATCGCCCGTCTGGTACGCGTATCGAGACGATGCAGGCAGCTCAGCGGCTCGGCTGGCGCAACGGCCGGATCAATTCGTTTGGGTGGCCTGCCCCTGCGCTTCGGGGGCGGGGTCGGTGTGCTTACGTTACTATGCGTGGCAACCATGGTTGCATCTCCTATCAAGGTGCTTCGTGGCTAGGGCTGGCCGGGTGTTCCTAGCACCCGTCCGGCCCGCTTTGCCTGATACCGTCAGGCGGCGGTATTGCTCTG